TTACTGTTAGATATTTTTTGATTTTGATCTGCAGTAAACTGTGCCATGTTTAAATTAAATACTTTGTCGGCAGCATTCAAAGCAGTTTGCTGTGCCATCTGAGCATTTTGTAGTTCAGCTTGTGCTTCAACCCCTCTCTGCTGCATAACACTTTCTTTAATTGCTTGAGCATTAGATTGAGCAAGAGGAACGGCAGATTGTATTATAGCATTAAATAAATTATCTCTACCAACTGTAGAAGCTGATAAGCCTCTCTGTGCTAGTACTTGATTTACTGCAGCTACCGCAGGTTTAGCCCACGTAGGTATTTCACCTTCTTCCATTCCAGAGAGTAGTGTATCTAACTGATTACTAACCAAGGCTTCTTCAGGAAGACCTTCAATCATTCCTCGTTCTTCTTCGGTTAAATCCATCAGCCTATCTTCAAGAACTTCAGGATCATTGCCTAGTTCGTTTATAACATCTTCAGATAGTCCTGCTCTTCTAAGTTGTTTCTTAGCTCTTAAAACTCTTGGTAAAGTCGTGCCTGCTACTTTAACTACATTAGCTTTTGTTTCTGGATCAATAGTACCAACAACTCTAGGTGTTAGTGATGCAATAACTTCTTCATCATCAACTGTAACTCCTGTCGCAGCTTTTGTTAAAGTTGCTTCTGTAAATACAGGCTTTGCTCCTTCACTTAAAGTTCCTGTAGCAGAATCAAATATAACTTCTGTATCTACTTTTGTAACATCTGTAACTTTAGAAACCTGAGGAACATCATCTGGAACTTCGGCTCGTTGTGATGGTCCTGCTGCCGTAACTGCCTGTTCTGTAGCCGTAGCTGTTCCTGCAGTAGCTTTAACTAAATCAGAATCTGACAGTTGTTTAACATCAGCAGCTATAGTCTCATCAACTTTTTTAGCATCAGGAATTATAGCTTGAGATGGAAGTTTTCCTTGAGCTGCATCTGTAGTACGTGTCTCTGTTTCTTGAATACGTTGTGCCCTACGCTCATCAAAAGTTGGAGGTGGTGGTGGTGGTGGTGTTTCAGGAGTAGTAGTAGTAGTTTCTTCGTTTGTAGTGTCTTGTTGATTCTCAGAATCATTGCCATTTTGTTGAACATTTTCTTCATCTTCTCTACCTTGCTCACGTTCACCACCATCGTTATAACCTACACGACCACCATAAGTATAGTCTTGTCGAGTTCCTTTGTTATATCTTTTTCTTTGTTTGTTTTTATTCATTATTTAACCTCAAAAAGCTTGTCAAGTTTTTCTTCAATTTTGTCTAACGTATCAAACACTCGGTTCATTCCATCTGATAGTTCTTGTTTGGTTACGTATTCTTTTGCCATCTCTTCTCTTGTTTTATTTAAAAGTATGTCAAGTCTTTTAAGCTCTGACGTGTTTGAACGAATGCTGTAAAGTATAGGAGCTACAACTAATGTTAGAAATATATTCCATAATAAAAACATTGTGTAACCTGTTAGGTCCATGTTTAGTTAGCTGCTATATAAGCGTTACCAGTTGTAATTGCACCAGTGTAAGATGATTTATCATCACTAGACCCTTTAACATTAGGTTCTGTGTATTCTAATATAAGTTCTAAGTGGTCAACATTACGTTGTACTATTTCGTTTATCTCTGCTTGCGTAAAGTCTGAGGGTACGTAATCAGAACTACTGCCATTTGTATTAATGTCAGTAATTACTGTCACGCTATCTGTTGCTGCTGTTAGCACTTCTGCTACTGTTTGAGCCATATTATTCTCCGTTTAATTTATTTTCTAATTCTTCGACTTTTGCCGAAAGTTCTTGTACTGCTTTAACCAATATAGGTACAAACTTACTGTATTTAAGTCCGTATTGATTTTTATCATCTGATAAAGATGTTGTTAAATTAGTCTCGTCTGATATTTTATAACCATACTGTTTTTCTAAAGTTTCTACTGCTTGTGCTTTAAAACCTACATCTAACTTACGTTTTTTATGTGTGCCATCAGGTATTTGAGTATAGTCACTACTATAATCAGAACGTTGATCCCATCTATATGTAACAGGTTCTAAGTCATTAATAAATTTAAGCCCCATATCTAAAGGAGTAAAATCTGTTTTGTCTCGTTCATCAGAAGAAACTGTCCAATCTACTTTAATGTGGGCATTAGTAATACTATTGTTACCGATTACAACTTGATTAGAAGCTGTAGTTATTGAACCACCCGGACTTCCTGAACGACCTGTTTCTTTACCTAAAAATAAATTGTTACTACCAGATGTTGTATCTTCACCTGCTTTGTAACCAAGTGCTGTACTACTGCTTCCTGTCATGTTTTCTAATGCTTGGAATCCTACCGCAACAAACTCAGACGAAGTTGTAGCATCAATAGCAGCTTCTCTACCTACAACAACATTTTGTGAGCCTGTCGTTATAGAGTCTCCTGCACTTCTACCTATAAGAACATTTTCACCTCCAGTTGTTACATTCTTGCCTGCACCTTCTCCTACAATAGTATTACTACTTCCTGTAGTTATTAACTCTCCTGATGCTCTACCCACTGCTGTATTACTGTGTCCTGTCGTATCTGAAAATAAAGCACTATATCCTACACCTGTATTGCTATCTGCTGTAGTAGCAGTTGATAAAGCAAATGAACCTAATGCAGTATTTAAGTCTCCCGTAGTATTCGCATCTAAAGCTGCTTGTCCAAATGCTGAATTGTCCGTTCCAGTTGTGTTTGCTGTTAAAGCTGCATAACCGACAGCCGTGTTGTCGTTTGCAGTTGTGTTAGCATCAAGAGCAAACGGACCAACTGCTACGTTTTGTGTTCCTGTGGTATTAGCAAGCATCGCTTGTGTACCAATAGCTACATTATAATTAGCAGAAGTGTTACCGCCTAAAGCGTTTACACCTAAAGCTACGTTATATGAGCCAGTTGTATTGGCATCCATAGCTACATAACCCATTGCCACATTTTCTGTACCTGTGGTATTTACAAATAATGTTCTGTGACCTAAAGCACAATTGTAAGAACCAGTTGTAGTTGCTGCCATGTTATCATGACCTACGGCTGTATTTCTTGTAGCTGTAGTGTTTGCAGTTAGTGCCTTAGAACCTATTGCAGTATGTTCATCTCCTGTGGTATTTGATTCTAAAGCACCTTCACCTACTGCTACGTTATTTGAAGCAGTCGTATTTGCTCCAAGAGCATTTCTTCCAACTGCCGTGTTTGCTGCTCCTGTAGTGTTTACAGTAAGTGCAATGCTACCAACTGCTGTGTTTGAATTAGCTGTCGTATTTGCATCTAAGGCTTGTGAACCAACGGCTGTGTTATAACTTCCTGTAGTAGATGCAATTAAAGCATTTCTACCAATTCCAGTATTGTCTGAACCTGTGGTATTTGCTTGCATAGCATTAACACCGACACCTACGTTATTATCTCCTGTGGTATTAGCCAATAAAACAGCATACCCAACACCTGTATTATCAGAAGCTGTCGTGTTTGCTGCTAGAGTGTTTGACCCTATAGCTACGTTAGTTCCTCCTGTCGTGTTTACAAATAAAGATTTAAAACCAACTGCAGTATTGTGATCTGCGGTTGTGTTAGATGTCAACGCAGCAGTACCCATGGCTGTGTTACTAGCCCCTTCTGTGTTATTTCCTAAAGGTCCAAATGAAGTGCCGGGTATATCTGAACCAATAGCAGTATTATCAGTACCTGTTGTGTTTGCTCGTAATGCGTAAGTTCCAACTGCCGTATTTCTATCGGCAGCAGTATTTCTCAAAGCAGAAAAACCTACTGCAGTATTACTTTGTTGTGTAGTTGCTGTTATTAAAGCTTTACTACCAACTGCTGTATTGTTTGCACCTGTGGTATTTGCTTTTAAAGTTTCAAAACCAACTGCTGTGTTACTATCACCAGTAGTTAAAGCTGCAAAAACATCTATACCTAAACCTGTATTATTATCTGCAGCATCTATAGTTCCTGTAGCATTATCACCAATCATAATTGATGCAGTACCAAAAGTCTTAAATGTTGCACTACTTGCAGCACCTGCATCTTCCCAAGCTACTCCACTTCCTGTAGAAGTAAGCACCTGTCCATCAGTACCTTGTGCTCCACCGATTGTAAGGTTATCTGTTTCTAGTGTTCCATCAATATCTACATTACCACTTATATCTAAAGTAGCTGCATCTAGTTCGCCTGAAATTGTTAAGTTTCTTACACCTGTGTAATCTTTGTTAGAGTCTAGTATAACTGCTTTCGAAGCTATAGCTGTACCTACAGCAGTTGAACCTAAATCTAGTGCATTAATTTCACCAACAACAACTGTTGCTCCATCAAGTATGTTTAACTCTGCTGCTGTGCTTGTAACTCCATCTAAGATATTTAATTCAGCAGCAGTTGATGTGACTCCATCTAAAATGTTTAACTCGGCTGCCGTACTTGTAACTGCTGTACCATTTATAGATAATGCATCAGTTTCAAGAGTACCATCTATATCAGCATTACCACTAATATCTAATGTGGCTGCATCTAACTCACCGCTAATTGTTATATTTCTACCACCAGTTATGTCTTTATTAGAGTCTGTAATTATAGCTTTACTTGCAATAACTGTGCCGTTTGTAATACCATCTATTAAATTAATGTCTGTAGCACTAGCTGTAACTCCATCAAGAATATTTAATTCTGCTGCAGTGCTTGTAACATTTGTACCACCTATATCAAGTGTAGTCATTGAGACTTCACCTGCTACTGTTAAAAGACCATCAGCTACAGTTATTAAATCTGTATCGTCTGTATGACCTATTGTTGTGCCATTAACTATTACATTATCAACTGTAAGTGTTGTAAGAGTTCCAAGACTTGTAATGCTTGATTGAGCTGCACCTGTTACTGTAGCTGCAGTACCTGTCGTATCTTGATTAAGAGTACCAATTACAAAATCTAATGTATTATCTGAATCATCATAAGTAACTGTTACACCTGTTTCAGTGTTACTTGTAACCATAGCTCCAACAGTATCACTAATTGTTTCTGCTAGTGTAACACCACCAATAGTAATTGCATCAGCTTCTAGTGTTCCATCTATGTCTGCATCACCTGATATGTCTAATGTAGCTGCATCTAACTCACCACTAATCGTAATGTTACGACCACCAGTTATGTCTTTGTTTGAATCTGTTATAATAGCTTTACTAGCTATAACAGTTCCGTTTGTAATTCCGTCTATAAGATTTATATCTGTTGCACTTGCCGTAACACCATCTAAAATGTTTAACTCTGCTGCAGTTGAAGTAACTCCATCAAGGATGTTTAACTCTGCTGCAGTACTTGTTACACCATCAAGAATGTTTAGTTCTGCTGCGGTTGATGTAACTCCGTCAAGTATGTTGAGTTCTGCTGCAGTTGATGTAACGGCTGTTCCGTTAATAGATATAGCATCTGTCTCAAGTGTACCATCTACATCTACATCACCACTTACATCTAATGAACCTGCATCAAGTTCTCCAGTAAGTGTAATGTTTCTAAAACTCCCAATGTCTTTGTTAGCATCTACAACAACTGCTTTAGAAGCTGCTACAGTTCCTGCTGTAACTCCGTCAATTGTTTCTAGTTCTGCTTCAGATATATTTGCTGAACCTATTACAAAGCTTGTGCCTGTAATAGCTGTACCAGTAATAGCTGCTGCACTTGACCCACCAATAATTGCACCATCAACTGTACCACCATTTATATCTGCTGTGTCTGCAACTAATGCATCGGTTGTTATTGTTCCATCAAAGTAGGCATCTTTAAATTCTAATGAGCTTGTACCTAAATCTATATCATTATCTGTTACTGGTACAATTGCCCCGTCTTGTATTCTAATTTGTTCTACTGCTGCAGAAGATACCTCTACAAATACTCCCCACCTATTATTTGTATCATCTACAACAATCTTGTTTAAAAAATCTAAATCGCCAATAGTATGTATATTACCTCCATGTCCTGCAGTACCATCATGTCTGTGCCCTGTAGAACTTGCACTACTTGAACTATATGCGAATGCATTTACTAATTGATTGTATTCATTGTTAAATAAAGATGCTGTAATAGTATCTCCATCACTCATTGAACTTTGTCGTGTATAACTCTGTGCCATTTTTTATTGTCTCCCTGAAGGTTCGTAATCTATATATATGCCATTAACTGTATATGGTGAATTTTGATTATCACTAAATATTCTAAAGTAGTTGCTGTGTCCACTTCCCTCTACTACTTGTCTTGTTATAGGATCAGAAGCTGCTCCAAATTTATGTGCTGCTGTTGCTCCAAAAACTGCTGTTCCAAATAACGAAGGTTTTGGTATTGATAATGAATAATCAGCAGGTTTAGGACTATCTAAATCATCAAAATTATATCTAATTCTTAAATTTGTATCAACTGTTCCTTCTGGAGTAATTGATAGTTTTGCATATCTTAAAGTTTTAAGAGTTCCTAAATCCCCATAGTCTAAATCTGGAGTCTGATATTTAGAAATAATATTACTTGCAACACTACCAGAATCTAAAAAATTGTCTCCTGTATCGTGATTAAAAACTCTACCAGAATAATCTCCGTGATAATGCTTTTCAACACCATTAGAATTAAAGCCTGAAGCTGCTGCAGCACTTGCATCTATGCCCACAGTTTCAGACCATTGAAAATTTGTAACTCCTCTAGAATCTGTTTTAAGTGTTCCTATTATTCCTCTTGAAGAATTACCTGTAGTAGAAGTTCCATAGTATAAGCGATATTGAGATTTATCTCTAATAACAATAGTGCTTATAGTATGAGTTCCAATATTGTCAGCAATAAATTTTATTACTGGTTGTATAGCTTTACTAACTGTGCCTAGTTCAACGTCACCTATTCTTACTGTACCGGCTAATGTTCTAATACCATCTGGTGCTAAGAATACTAAGTCACCACCAATCTCTTGAATACTTTTACCATCTAAACAACCTATGTTTTTTGTAATTGGTTGTATAGCTATTGTAGATGAATTATTTATATTTATTAATTTGTAAATACTATTTCTACAAAATATTATTAAATCATTCCTAAAACTTCTTAGTCCAACTACTTGATCATCTAATACTATACTTCCAGACCCTGTGCCTGTAAAGTCTGTTACATCATCTGAGTCTGCTATAGTGTTACTATAAAAAATAGTATTAGGGGCTGTGGCTGCTCCTGCTACTACTAAATGTTTATCGTGTATAGTACAAAATTTTGGATAGTGTGTACCGCTAACTGTAATTTCTTTGGCAAAAAAAGTACGGCTACTTAATGCTGAACCCGTGCCTGTCATTTTAAAATAAAAAGGTTTAACACCTGATCCTTCATCTGTTATAATTACGTCTCCGTAATCACTAGCACCTTCATAGGTTGTAAAATGTGCTAAACCTTGTGAAGTTCTTGCTGCAGCACTACGACCTGTAAAGGCTGTGTAGTTGTCTCCTGTACTTGCAACACTTGCTTTGTTAATCTGTAGCCAACTTGTTCCGTCCTGACTAAAAAAAACATTAGTACTTGTACAAGCTATCACACCATCTGCATAAACATGTAAGCCAAGTATATTATTTTCTGCACTAGGATTAGCTGCACTACTACCACCAAAAGCAGAATAACCATTTATTCTACGATAACCTCCGGCTATGTCAACTTCAAAGTTTTCTAATAAAGTTGCTGCTCCGGGTTTACGTAAAAGTTCAAAAGAACTTGAAGATTTGTCTAGTCCTCCTTCACAGGATAATGCGTATGGTTGTGTTGCCATTAGAAGTAAAGCCTATCGTCTGTCATATAAGTTGGTTCAGGATTTAAAAAGTTTGACCTCATTTTCTTTAATCCTTCTTTGTAATCTTGTAATGCAAAAGCTGCTTGTTGTGGAGAATCTTTAAACTGATGAAAATGATACCTTGCTCTAGCCATAAGAACAGTTGAATATAAATCAGGGAATACTAAAGTATCTCCATGAGCACTTAATGCTGTAGGTAAATCCCAAGCAAATAACCATACTCTATATACTTTATCAGGTATTGGACTTAATCCAAATTTTCTTGTATCAGGACTTTTAATTACATGTGTAGGAGCACCATAACTTTGACTATCTGAATCATCTGCATTTTCTTCTTCTCTTCTATATCTTACCCAGTCTGTAGAATTTAAAAATTTTAAATTTTGACTTGTATGTGGAGCACTTTCTCCACTTACACCAATCGTTGTTAGATAAAAATTATCCCAATCAACTGAGCCATAGTCTGTCGTAACATCCGAACTAGATTCTTTTAATTCATACAATCTAGTTCCTGCTACTGTTTCAACATAAACATTACCATAAAAAGGATCAGTTGCTCCGCTTTCACCTGAAGCTAAAAATCCCCATTGAGGTTCTGACATTACTATATCATTGTATGCTCTGTTAATACAATCTTTAGCATGAGCCTGTATACCTATTGCATCACTAAAATTAGACGAAGTTAAAACAACCTCGTTAAGTTCTCTTAATAATTCATTAGTGAGTTGTAAATAGGTTGTTGCCATTATTTTTTACCTTTAGCTTTTTTCTGTGCTGTTTTACTTAAATCTTTAAAGTGATATAATCTTACACTTGTTTTAGTGTGAGATTTGTTTGTATGTAATTGACCATTAGGCATTTTGTGAGAGCTGCCTTTATGTTCAGTTCCATCTTTTTTATAATGTGGTACACCTTTCATATTAACAAGGTTTTGCTTTAGGCATAGCATCACCACCTGCACTATACATAGCTCTACCGCCTTTCATCATTTTCTTTTTAGCCATACCGCCATACATCATTTTTTTCTTTTTATCTTTTCCGTACATTATTTTTCCTTTTTATTTAAAGTGTAAGGGAGAAGTAAACATAAAATTCCTTCTCCACTTACTGATTAATACTAGTTGCTGTTCTAGACTGTATTACTAACCCGCTTGAGTTGTTGTAATTCCGTCTTGAACTTTACACTGTCCGTTAAGATACCAATTTGTACCATCAGACCATACATGAACAAAATCTCCATGTACTGCCTTACTAGCTACAAATGAAATAGTATCTGCATCTGTAACTGTTGCTACTGAACCGGCTGCATCTTCTGGAGAAGATACGTTACCTACAATAATGTTAGCACTAGATGCTGTAACTACTGTATGTGTACCTGTGGGTTCTGTTGCTCCGACATAAAACCAATACTCTAATCCTGCTGCAGGAGTAGGTAGAGTTTGTATTTTAGCTGCTGCTACATTAAGAACGTAACGAGTACCTGATTCGGCTGCAGTAATTGTATTAGCTGCAGTTATAGCTTCTGTATCAGATGGTTTTTGAACTTTTGTTGCAAGCTCACGTACATCAGATACTTTGGCTGAGTTACGACCAGTATCTCTTATATTTACTATTGACATATTATTTACTCCTATAAACTTTATGTGTTAAACAAAGAGGAGGAGTCCGAAGACTCCCCCAAGTTTTAAGTATTAGTCTATTCCGTAGAATGCACCAACAAGAGCTTCATCTCTAAGTACTTTCGCACCATATACATGAAGACCTCTCACAATGTCACCAAACGATGTTGGGTCTCTCAACACTTCTGTTGATAGAATTGTGTTTGCAGTTGCAGTAGATGAAATATGTCCTGCTAAAACTTTACCGGCAGCATTAGATGGTGCAGCAATGTTATTAGACTTGTACATGTCAAATCCACGAAGTTTACCACTAGAAACTAAGCCGTTTCTAATAGAACCTTGTCCTGCATTGTAGTCTACTGACAACAATTTAGAACTAGAGCTTCCTAGAACTTCGTAAAAGTCAGGACCTGCAACGAACCATCTACCTTCTTCAGGTACATTTTGATCGTCTAATAGTCTTGCCATTCTACCCATAAGGTCTAGAGGGTCATGTTCATTAGAATCGAAACCTATATCTAAGTTACCTGTTCCATCAAAAGTTCCGGCAGCTAGATCAGTAGCATTGTCAGAACCTAACACGTGGTTAGGTGATGAAGCAGATAGACCTGCAAACATTGTTACAAGTACAGCAGCATCGTAAGCATCTTTTAATGCGTATGCAGCAGAACTTGAAGCAACTTCTTTAAAGTTGACATGTGACATGTTTGTTTCAATATCGTCTACGACAAATTTAAACGCATTAGCACTATCAACAACTAAAGATGTTTCAGCATCTGTTAGTTTAGTTTCAGTTGTATCGGTATTTCTTGTGTATGCTTCTACAGAAATAACGGGTTCTTTAATAATCTTTACTGAGTCTCCGAAAGCAGATATTTCACCGGAATAATCGGTGTTTGTAATAGATTCGATTACCGAAGATTTTCTAAAAAAGTTTAAAACCTTTTTAGAGTAAATCGAAGGTAGGAAGAAACTATTAGCTTGTCCACTTACA